CACAAAACAAAATAGCTGTGATATAATCGCAAATCAGAGGAAGGGCGATTATATGAAAAGCAATTTAGAGATACAAGAAAAGCTGTACGATTTTATAAAGTACATATACCCGGTGCTAAGACAATATCCGAAAAGTGAAAAGTTTTCGCTACAGAAAGATACTAAAAATTGTATCATGGATATTTTACGGTACATCATTAGAGCCGGGAAAAGCACGACGAAGAAAAAGCTTTTATACGACGCGGACGTAGAATTAGTGATTTTACGGTATTATATCAGAATTGCCTACGACCAGGAGTACATAAGCGGGCATACATACGGAGTAGCCGCGAAGAAATTAACGGAAATAGGAAAAATGTTAGGCGGCTTCATTAAATCAGTACAAAGTTAAGAATATGGGCTATACGTTGCTTCGCCTTCTCGCGGGTGGCAACTGGAACAACGGCGTTATCGCTGGCTGCCGCGCTGTCAACTGTAACAATTACCCCTGGAATGTCAACGCTAACATTGGCGCGCGCTTCGGCTGTGACTTATGAACTTTTCAGACTTAGCAAGCTATGGCTTACTAGCAAGGACTATTTACATATAGTCAGAACGTATAGCCCGTCCTGGGACTACCAGGCAAACATAAAAAAGGACGCTTCCGGTTAGTAGCGAGAGCGAAGGGCGGAAGCGGAAACGGCAGAAGATGAAAAGAAGTAACATAGGAATAAAGGATATAGCGACCTTTGAAAATGCGGAAGACGCATACAGGAAGGCGCGAAAGTGCAAAAGATACCGGGAAGAAGTGTTAAGGTTCACGGATAACCTGGAAGAAGAATTATACGACCTGGTGGCAGACCTGGAAGCCGGAACATACCGACAAGGGGAAGCCCGGCGCTTTGTAGTGTATGAACCGAAGAAGCGGGACATATACGCGCTACCATTTAGGGACAGAGTAGCACAGCACATGATAAACAATAAAATAGAACCGATTGTAGAAAGACGGTTTTACTATCATAGCTACGCCTGCAGAACAGATAAGGGTATGCACAAAGCGGCAGATTACGCCCAGGAGTGTATAAGAAACCTATCTTTTGAAGGGGAACAGGTTTATATATTAAAAGCGGATATACACAAGTATTTCAACAGTGTAGACCACGAAGTACTAAAGCAAATATTAGGCGGGATTTTCAAAGATAAAGACCTATTAAAGCTGCTTTACTATATTATCGACAGCTACGGGGAAGACGGGCGAGGGCTTCCGGTGGGAAACCTATTAAGCCAGCTTTTCGCAAACCTGGTATTAAATGAATTAGATAACTTCGTAAAGCACGAATTGAAGGAAGATAAGTATAAACGCTACATGGATGATTTTGCAATAGTTAGCAATAGCCGGGAACACCTGGTGGAAGTGTTACAAAAGATAGACGCATTTTTAGGCGCGCGGCTTAAGCTTACCTTAAATCCGAAAACGCAGATAATCAACGCTAAGAACGGCTTTGATTTTTGCGGGTATCGTATTTACAAAGATTACCGGAAGATAAGGAAGCGTAGCCCTAAACATATTAGGGCAACTATCAAAGCCTACAGAAGCGGAAAAATAACAAAAGAAAAATTGCTTATGAAATATGCAAGCTGGGAAGGACACGCGAAACACGCGGACACTTACAGGCTACGCATGAAGATTAAAGGGCAAATAGAAGCAGAAATTAAGAAAAAGGAGTTAATAGGCAATGGCAGTATTACGCCGGATAATTAACAGAATCAGAAGCCAGAGGGAAGAAGGAGAAGTACAGGCTACGAACGTAGCACGTTACGACCTGGACGTAGTAGAGGTACAGAGCAGCATAATAGCAGACCTGGCAGAAGTAAATAGGCTGCTGCTGGAAGAATTAGAGAACTATAGGAGCATGGAAGACGAAGACAAGCAGTTACTAATGATGATAGAAGACATAAAAGAAGGTCACGAAGACCTGGAACGGATGTTAGAGCCGTAGGAAGGAGTTAGTAAGGCTTGAGTAGTGAATTTTGGATAGGTTTACTTATTCAGTTAGTTGTGTACGGGGTGTCTATCGGCGCGATATACGGGACGATTAAGACCAGACTTAATTATATCGAAGCAAAATTAGACAAACACAACAACGTAGTAGAAAGGGTGTACAAATTAGAAAAAGACCAGGCGGTACTTGATGAAAAACAGGAAGTAGCAAACCATAGAATTAAAGACCTGGAAGGCTTAAGCGCACAGTGAGAGCAAAGAAGCGGGAATTTAAGAAAAAGGTAGTTTTAAGTACTGGTTCAATATTTGTATGCACTTGCATAGTAGCCCTTATATTTTCATGGAACGAAAAGCCTACAGAAGTATTTACTTACATAATTCCGACAGCCGGGGGCGTGTTCGGCGCTGCTGTAATATGGTATTTGAAAGCGGTACAGCTTGAAAATGGCATTAAGATACAGCTAGGCATGATAAAAAAGCTTATCGACATGGGAGAAGAAAACCCGGCGGAAGAAATCAAAGAAAGAACCATACAAAAGATGAAAGATAAAACAGAAGCACTTATAGACGAAGCGTTAGAACCAACGGAAATACAAAACTTTTAGAGGTGCGAAGTATGGAAACTTTGAAAATGATTCTTGAAAACTGGGTAATTTTTGTAATTATGCTTGCATTGCTGGGACTTACTGTATATGCAGTATTACGCTTTTTGAAGCTTACGCCGCAGCAGCAGTTAGATAAAATAAGAATCGCGCTGCTGTATATGGTTACGGAAGCGGAAAAGGAATTAAAGCGGAAGACCGGACAGGTAAAAAGGGCTATGGTATGGGACTGGCTTACAGAAAGATTCCCGGTTATCACATTATTTTTAACAGAAGAAAAATACGACGAACTGTTAGAGGAAGCGTTAGTAAAGTTTAAGAAAATGCTGGAAGACAACAGCAGCTTATACGACTATGTGTATAATACGGTTACGGTTTCGGATGAAGATACAGAAGACGACATTTTAAGAAAAATCACAGAGGGAGCATAAGAAACATGAAGATTTTACTTATTAGCGGACACGGAGCGGGCGACCCTGGCGCTGTATCACAGTTCGGAAAAGAAGCAGACGAGACTATTTACATGGTCGAGGAAATTAAGAAGACTTTGAGCGCATACGCCCAGGTGGATTTATACCCGACGGAAAGAAACGCATACAAAGACGCAAAAGCCGGAAAACTGGCGGTTAACTTCGGAAACTATGGTTATGTACTGGAAGTCCATTTTAATTCCGGGGCAGCAGACCTTAAAGGAAACGGACGGACGACAGGTACGGAAATCTACGTTACTACAGCGGAAAAGACCGTAGGGGTAGAAACGAAGATTGTACAGAGTATCGCAGCCCTGGGCTTTAAGAACCGCGGAGTTAAGAGAACGAATTTTACAGTAATCTACAGAGCGAAGGCGGCGGGCGTATCTTCCGCGCTGCTGGAAGTGTGCTTTATCGACGATAAGGACGATATGAGCGCATACGCAGCTAAAAAGACACAGATTGCAGCAGCCGTAGCTAATGCAATCGCTACACAGTTCGGGTTAAAGAAAGGCAGCCAGGAAGCGGGAAGCAGCCCGGCAACACAGGAAATTAAAGCCGGAAGCATTGTTACGATTAAGAGCGGTGCGGTATATGGCGGCTTGTCTTCAACTAGAGGAAAAGCAGTCCCGGCGGCACAGTTAGGCGGCAAAAGACACACGGTAGACAAGGTACAGACAAATAAAGGAGTACAGGAAGCAAAGCTTAAGGGAATCAACAGTTGGGTAGCTGTAGCAAGCTTGACGGCTGTATAAGGGGGCTTCGATATGAATACAGAACAGAAAAACTTTATTAAAACAGTGGGCGCGCTTGCGTCCGCTGATATGAAGAAAAGCGGAGTGCTGGCAAGTTTGACAATCGCCCAGGCTATCACGGAAACGGGCTGGGGAACGTCCGGGCTTGCCGCAGAGGGTAAAGCCCTTTTCGGAATTAAGGCTACAAAGTCCTGGAAGGGTAAAGTATATTGCAAAGATACAAAAGAGTGCTACGACGGGGTAAATCTGGTAGCCGTGAAAAGCGAAGCTTTCCGCGCTTATGATAGCTGGGAAGAATCCGTTACAGACCATAGCGCATTTTTGAAGGCAAATAAGCGCTATAAAGAAGTAATCGGAGAAACAGACTATAAGAAGGCTTGCAACGCTATTAAGGCTGCTGGATATGCGACAGACCCGGAATATGCAAACAAACTTATTGAGATTATCGAGCAGTATAAGCTTACAGAGTTTGACGGCAAGACAGAGAGCCAGGAGAACCAAGGAGCGGGAGCAGCCGGGGCGGATGCCGAAAAGTACTACAGGGTACAGGCTGGGGCTTACAGAAGAAAAGAAGGCGCTAACCTTATGGCGGAGCAGATTAAGAAGACCGGACATACGGACGTATTCGTAAGGCTGCTTAATGGGCTTTACAAAGTACAGGTAGGCGCTTATACTAAAAAGGAAAACGCGGAAGCCACGGTAAAGAGACTAAAGGCGGCTGGTATCGTCTGCTTCATTACACACGCTTAAGCGGCACAAATAAGTAGAAAGTGTCAATAGTAACAGACTGGTAACTAACAAAACGACTTAGAAAGTCAGTAAAATAAGGGGCTACAGTTTCCGTTCAGCAGGCAGCCGATGAGGGCAAATTCTAATATCTTAAGAAAAGAGGGAAGCTGGGATAAGTGAAAAGTTATCTGATAATTTTATAATATTTAAAAAGAATAACTATTACTACGATTTATGATTTAATAACCAACATTTATTTTACAGGAATGACAAATGGGGTTATGATACCATTATCAAAGGCAAAGGAGCCGGAAATCTTTAGGGGATTCTGGCCCCTTTTTTACATTAGCAAGTATTTGAAGGAGGAAATATATATATGGAATACGAGATTTCTAATCGTTTATCAGGTGTACATGGTTCGATGATACGAGAACTTTTTAAGTTAGGAGCAAGCAAGGATATTATATCTTTTGGTGGTGGCAATCCGTCAGCAGAGACATTCCCATGCAAGGAGATAGAAGAGATAGCAGCAAAGGGACTCAGCGAGAATCCTGTCTCTTTATTACAGTATGGACTGAGTGAAGGTTATACACCTCTGCGTGATACCATGAAGAAATATCTTGAGAAGAAGGAAGGCTTTGATTTCGAGAATAATGAGCTTTTCATAGTGTCAGGCGGACAGCAGTGTGCGGACCTTACAACTAAGGCACTTGTTAATGAAGGAGACGTTGTGCTTACTGAAGAGCCTGCATTTGTAGGCTGCCTTAATACATTCCGTTCTTACGGTGCAAAGCTTGTAGGAATCCCAATGGAGCAGGACGGAATGAATATAAATGCGCTTGAGGAGGCTTTAAAGGCTAATCCTGATGCAAAGCTTTTATACACAATTCCATCTTTTCAGAATCCTACAGGAATCACAACTTCTCTTGAGAAGAGAAAAAAAGTGTATGAGCTTTGCTGCAAATATGATATCGCAATATTAGAGGACAATCCTTACGGTGAATTAAGATTTGCAGGTGAAAATGTGCCAACTATCAAATCAATGGATACAGAGGGCAGGGTTATATATGCAGGAAGCTTCTCAAAGGTAATGGCACCTGCATTCCGTCTTGGCTTTCTTGTGTTCAACAAGTCGCTCACAGGACCGCTTACAGTTGCAAAGCAGTGCACAGATGTACATTCAACTGTACTTTTCCAGTACATTTGTAATGAATATATTAATAACTATGATTTTGACAAGCATCTCGAGGATTCAAGAAAGGTGTATGAGCATAAATGTAATCTCATGATGGAGTGCATGAAGAAGGAATTCCATCCTTCAGTAACCTTCGGTCACCCTGAGGGTGGACTTTTTGTAATGGCATTCCTGCCAGATGGAATGGATTCTGCACCATTTGTAAGGGAGGCCATTAACAGAGGCGTTCTTTCAGTTCCGGGAGCAGCGTTCTTAGCAGATGAGAACCAGAAATCTAATGGATTCAGACTTAACTATTCGACACCTTCTGATGAACAGATTGTTAAGGGAATCGAGATTCTTGGAAAACTTACATACGAGTGGATTAAGTAGGAGGAGTGAAACATTATGAAGATAGCAGCATTCAGCGTTCGTCCAGATGAAAAACAGTATTTTGATACATTTGCAAATGTATACAAGGTGGAATTACAGATTAATAGAAGCGGATTTACAGCAGGTGATATAGAAAGTGTCAAAGGCTGTGAGGCTATGTCGGTGTGCGATGGCATGTGTGACTTGTCAGCACCTGTTCTTGAAAAGCTTGCAGCAGAAGGTGTTAAGTATATCGGTTTCAGGACAATCGGATATAACAGTGTTGACCTTGAGGCGGCAAAGCGCCTTGGAATCCGTGTTGCACACAGCGGATATTCGCCATATTCAGTTGCCAATTATACAGTAATGCTTATGCTTATGTGTATCCGCAAGGCTTTGTATGTAATGATGCGTTCGCACACAGCGGATTATTCACTTGGTCCTATATGTGGACGAGAAATGCAGAATATGACAGTAGGTATTATCGGAACAGGAAGAATTGGAAAGGCAGTTATTAAGAATCTTTCAGGATTTGGATGTAAGATTATTGCGTATGACCCATACCCTGCAAAAGACCTTGAAAATGTTGAATATGTAACGCTTGATGAATTGTACGCTAAGTCAGATATTATCTCGCTTCATACTTTTTTAAGTGATGAGACATATCATATGATTAATAAGGATTCAATTGCAAAGATGAAGGATGGCGTTATCCTTATAAATGCGGCTAGAGGTGCACTTGTTGATACAAAGAATCTGATTGAGGCTGTTGAGAGTGGCAAGATTGGTTCAGTTGGAACTGACTGCTGCGAGGGTGAAGATGATTTTATCCGTACAGACCGTAAGTATGATGACCTTGTTGTTAATCACGATTACATCATACTTAAGTCTTTCCAGAATACTATTGTCACACCTCACATTGCATTTTTCACAGATCAGGCTGTGTCTGACATGGTTGAGTCTTCAGTTAAGAGTGTTGTGCAGTTTGCAGCCGGTGAAGACACACCATTAGAAGTGCATTAAAATACACAGGTGCATTATTTATTCAATTTCTTGAAATATTCTTCAAGCTGGTGCTCGAAGATTCGCTGATTTTCTGAGCAGAATGAGCCAAGCGGCTGATAATAAATGCTTCTGAAATGTGGACAGTCATCTATATGCAGCAGGCTTATGTTTTCAGGAAGGCTGCTGCTTGTCCATGTTACAGAGGCAACAAATGATACTCCAAGACCGAGACTTATGAGCTTGCCCTGTAATATGTAATCATTGCATGAGTAGGCTATCTGAGGAGTTTTCTTACATTTACTGAATATTGAATTGAACACTCCGGCGTAAGATGGAGTATCTGCAAGGTCAATGAATTTCTCGTCCATCATCTGTTCTACTGATATGTGTCCGGTATGGGCAAGTGGATGTGATGATGAAACAGCAAGGCAGATTTCTTCTGTCATAAGAAGATGTGCATTGTCTGGAATATCATAAGCTGATGAGACAGAGTCAATCAGCAGGTCACACCCTTTTGGTTCAGAAGATATTGAAAAGCTGACATGAGGCTGCTCATGGATAAAATCTTTAAGTACATTGCTGACAAGAACTGCACTTGAGCGGAGACAGAGCCTTATTTTGCCGGCATCTCCAAGACTTTCACTGACAGCACGCGCAGCATCTTCTGAAAGAGCCAGTATTCTTAATCTGTTGCAGTGGACATACGGTATTGTGATAATAATCCGCCGCAAGGATATGATAAATATAAAAAAGGTATTTGTCAATCCTGTGACAATATCACTTGTTATAGGACTGTTTCTTTTTATTACGGGAATTAAACTGCCAGGTGTAATAAACAGCACGATGGCTGGAGTTGCAGCACTTAATACACCTGCAGCCATGATAGTACTGGGATATTATCTGTCATGTGTCAGAATCTGTGACTTACTGCTTAATCCATCCCTGTATCTGGCATCGTTTGTCAGGCTTATAATAATTCCGTTGCTTACACTGCTTGTACTTTATATTATACAGGTGGGACATGGTCAGATTGGAATGATTACACTGATTGCTGCGGCAACACCAGTTGGAACGAGTACGGCAATATTTGCACAGAAATTCGGGCAGGATTATGAGCGGGCTGTATGTATGGTCTGCCTGTCAACGCTGTTTTCAATTATTACGATGCCAGTTGTGATGTATCTGGCGCAGATGTGGATTATGTAATTTAACTATTATTTTTGGTTATGGTTAGATAACCAACATGTATTTTACAGGAATAACACAATGGTATATTATACAGACATCAAAGGCAAAGGAGCCATGACCCGGAAGGGGTAATGGTTTCTTTGCTTTTTTGTGTATAAGATATCTTTGCAGGAAAATGTATAGTAAATGTGGCTATTCACAATATGAGAAAGAAAGGAACTAAAGTTATGGGAAATAACGGAATTGAATTGGAAAGAGATGGCTTTAAGAGCCGTACAGGTTTTATTCTTGCCTGTATCGGTTCGGCAGTAGGAATGGGAAATATATGGCGTTTTCCATATATGGTATCTGCATGGGGTGGTATGACATTTTTAATACCTTATGTAATATTTGTAATACTGATAGGTTCAACAGGTGTTATAGAAGAGATGGCACTTGGCCGTGCGACTAAGGGCGGACCTATTAAAGCATTTGGCGACTGTATGCAGATGCGTACAGGAAAGAGAAAAGCAGGTGAGGCAATTGGTTTTATTCCTGTGCTTGGCTCACTGGCTTTGGCAATGGGCTATACTGTAGTTGTTGGCTGGATATTCAAATATACTTATCTTGCATTTTCTGGAAAGCTTTCAGCAATGGGCAATGATATGTCAGCTATTGGTGGTATGTTTGGAAGTACAGCAAGCTCATTTGGCAATAATATGTGGCTTATAATCGCGATGGTTGTAACTGCTGTTATTATGGCACTTGGTATTGCAGGCGGAATTGAGAAAGCAAACAAGGTCATGATGCCTTTGCTTTTCATCATGTTTGTAGGACTTGGAATATATATCTTCACGCTTCCTGGTTCAAGTGCAGGTTATAAATACATTTTTACTCTTAATCCTAAGGGACTTCTTGATATAAAGCTCTGGATATATGCATTTGGTCAGGCGTTCTTCTCACTGTCTATCGCAGGTAACGGAACTGTTATCTATGGTTCATATCTTAGTGATAAGGAAAATGTTGTTACTTCAGCAAGAAATGTTGCTGTATTTGATACTATTGCTGCTTTATTAGCTTCATTTGTTATTATTCCAGGTATGGCAGCAGGCGGTGCCGAGTTATCTTCAGGTGGTCCCGGACTTATGTTTATCTATCTTGTAAATGTATTTAATGGTATGCCGGGTGGCAAGATTGTAGGAATTGTATTCTATGTATGTGTTCTGTTTGCCGGCATGAGCTCACTTGTTAATCTGTATGAAGCTCCGGTTGCAACTATTCAGGAGAAGCTTAAGCTTAACCGTGTTGCATCTGTTGGAATTATTGCAGTGGCTGGCTGTGTTGTGTCACTTGTAATACAGGGTATTGTATCAGGCTGGATGGATGCAGTATCTATCTATATCTGCCCACTTGGCGCAATGCTCGCAGCAATTATGTTCTTCTGGGTTGCAGGAAAGAAGTTTGCTGTTGATGCTGTTAATGCAGGTGCAGATAAGCCTATTGGAAAGTGGTTTGTACCACTTGGCAAATATGTCCTTGTCCCACTTTCACTTGTTGCACTTATTGCAGGTGCTTTACTTGGTGGAATTGGCTGA